GATCATTCTTATCAAACACCAGTATCTCGTATTTTGAAAAGAAATCTCTTAACACACCAATTGAAATTAATCCAATAAGCATGGCAGCTAATCTATTTAGCCACTTCATATACATATTATACTCTAGATTTGTATGTATGTAAAGGGAGGGGCAACTGACATATTAAACTCAGCTGCAGCCTCTAAAGCAAGCTTCAATCTCATCTTAGGATTCTTTTGATTTTTTGTTGCATGTAGGGCTCCAAGTGCAATTGTTCCACCGCTTCCCTCTGCCATATAATTAACTATGTTTTCTCCAACATGGAAATCTTCATCAATGGTAAATATTCTACCGCATACACCTACTATAAAAATTCCGCCTTCATCATCTGTACCAGGCTGAGAAACGCTACCAAAGCCCTGTGCTCTAAAAGCATCCTTTACTGAATCAATAAATTTTGTTCTCATAAATTTATCTAATCCAGAATTTGTTTTTGTTGGTGTGTATTTTGGTGGGGTCCATGAGTACTGAAGTATCTGACCCATTCTAAATGAATCTGTGAATGCTACACCGTACTGTCCAACCTTAAAACATTTTGGTTCCTTGCGTGAAATTATCCATCCAGTTTTGTCATCAGATGCCGCATGATCGGAACCCATGTAGACAGTTCCATTTTGGGCAATAGCTACTATACAGGTCATAATACTAGTATACTATTTTTAAATTCGAAGGGCTAGTCCTGCTTGCCATGGAATTCCATGTCAATTAAAGAAAGCCTAATTAAAGTTTCTTCAAGTTCCGCCTTGACCCCAATTAGTTCTTGTATTGCAGAATAATACTTATCTTTCCATTCTGTCAAATCACGCTCAACCTGGTATAGTTTTATTTTTAAGTCTTTTAATTCTAGCTTTAGGTGGTCCTGCTCACGCTCACGCTGCCTGACTTTTTCTTTTTTAGAGTCCCTTATACCCGCAATTATTGCAGTTCCCATACCAGATAAAATGGCTGCAGAAATAGCTATAATAATAGCAGTATAATTTAAATTCATAATAAACTAATTATACCGCTAAATCGTGCTAAATTAACAGCTCCGATGCAGAAATTTCGTTACCAATATATCTCTTTTTTAAAACAAATTCTCTAACATGCTCTGGCCCCATAGATCTACCAGCCAATATTACAACCCACCTAGGCTCCATCTTATTTGTTATGCATGTTTCACACATAAACAAATTAATAGGCAACAAGATAGACTTTTTTACATTAAGCTTATTCTTACTCTTATTGCAAGAATAACATAATATCTTTTCCATTATTTTTCTTCCTCAACATGCTCAAATACGATTTCGTCAATTATGGCAAATTCGTCGTTCTCAATTAACTCTTTATAATCTATTCCGTCTTTAGTATATTTTACCATAGACGCATAGGTACCCATTTTTTCTATTGTCCCGTACAGTCTTAAATCATGTATGTATACGATATTGATAATCTCATAATACTCTTTCACTAGGCACCCCAACCAGTTCGCATCTTACTCCAAACGATTCAATTACTTTTCTAACCTTTAAAACATAATCAATAACCATTTCTTTTTTGATGCCCTGATATTGAATAAAATTATCTTCATATAGCTTTATAGCCAAAAAGTCTGGGTATTTAGCTATGTCCATCTGAAGTCCAATAACTGGTGCCTTGATCTCTTTAATCTTCTTCGCCATAGTTTCATTATAAAATACTGGCTTGTTGGGTTCACCTGTAAATTGATTAATGCCATACTTAAAATGCTTATCATCAAAGAAATTAGATGCCATTTTTTCTCCTTATTTTCTTCCAGGTTTCCTGCGTTTTGTGTATATTACGTGCCTTATCAATTGAGCCAGCATTTAAATATACTCCGCCCCAAATTCCGTGCTCATCATTTTCAACACCAGCTTCATAACACATTTTAGAAACGGGGCAACTTAAACATGCATCGTCAACACTCTTCGCTATATTTATATCCGATTCATATTTTTCATAAAATAAGTTAGTGTCCATTCCACGACATATGGCTAAATGATACCAATCAAAATCGTCTTGATCTACACCTAAATCATTTAAAATGTTTGACATATTTTACTGGCAATTTCCAGATTCCTTCATTGTTTGCAGATATTCTTTCTGCTACACCCCATGTGTCTTTTCTAAACAAACCTTTTATGTTTGTAAACCCGCTTGTATCTTTTTTCCAAATCATTAAATCATAATTGTCCCAGTAGGATTCTTGATTTTTAGTTTTAGACTTTTCTATAAATACCTCTACACCTTTTAGTGTAAGATTTAACACTTTATTTCCTATCTAGTAAGTCCGCCTAGATTTGCTGGCCCACTAGGATTCGAACCTAGGACCTAGAAGTTAACAGCTTCCCGCTCTGCCTGCTGAGCTATGGGCCAAAGCAGAAACCGCAGTCTCTATGTATTATTATACAGTAAAAACTACGGCTCTGTCAATGGTTTATTTTAAAAATGTATTAGCCCAAAAGGACTTTTTAACTTGATCTGCTTCTGACAGATCTTCTGCTTTTTCAACTGGCACACAATTTGGAACCATTCTGCCATTCTTATCCTTCATGCCTCTTTGAGTGTATCCACTCCAGCATGCTTTTGTTAAATTATCCCACTTATCTTCTTCTTCATTATCTGACTCATAGTCTTCATCCTCTTCATCTTCTGATTTAGGATCTACAGATTTTGCTAAAGTATCTTCTGAGATTTCAATTATTGTATCGACTGGATTAATTACATCTTCTAGCATGTCTTTAATTTCTTCTATTACTTCCTGTACTTCTAATGACTTTTTCATATTTTTCTCCCTATTAACTATTTTACGTGACCAAGAAAATCCTGCGTCTCCGCCCCATGCTAACCACATAATCTTTCCATTTGAAGGATTTTCTGCGTTATCCCAGTCTTTACCCTTTTTGTCTACTTCGTGACGTGAGAAGTAAGAGTACATTCTTTTAACTGTTGAGAGGCTAAGAGTTTCTCCTCTAGCAAGTTGTCCTGCACGAGTCCATCCTACCGCTGTCCCAGCCCCTTTTGCCTTACCCTGCTCTTTTAATTTAATTGCACGACGTGCTGCTGACTGCATGCCAGAGGTTGGTTTGTATCCTTCTTTAGCCATATTATTTCTCCTTAACGCTAGTTACTTTTACTGACTTGACTTCTTCATCTACACCAAATATGTCATTGATGTAATCTACAGCATCTTCTTCGCTAAATGCTTGTACTTCTGCATTTACCTCAAGCTTGATGCTATACGTTTTCATTACTTACCGCAGGTTGGGCATGCTCCAGCTGATACTGATCCAGCTGACTTAGATGCTGCTCCAGACTTAAACTTAGGTCGACCAAATCCTACGATAGAAACTTGAACTCCAGCTTTATTCTTTTTAAAAGCACGAAGTTGCTTACAAGCTTCTCCGCCATTTCTTTGGCTTCCTGATTTCTTTGAAGAAGTATTTCCTTCAATACACCATACAGTTCCATCTTCATTATCCTCAATAACAATTCCTACGTGAGAAATTCTATCGACGCCGTCTGATGGGAAATCAAAATAGGCTATATCTCCTGGCTCTGGATCTGCTAGATCTCCATCAATCCAAGCCCCAGCTTTCTTAAATGCTGACGCACCACCTGGAGTGTAAACTGTATTTGGAATCTTAACTCCTGCTTCATTAGCACACCAGTTTACAAAAGAACCGCACCATGGCTGAAAGTTAGCCTTTGTGTAAGCGCCGTACTTGGTTTCATTGTCTTTAGGACCTTCAATGTATCCTACTTGAGACTTAGCGATTTGAATAAGACGAGCAACGCTTCCTTTAGGAGCCTTTGCTGTTTCTGCTGGGACTGGAAAATCTTGTGTTGTCATTATTCTTTATCCCAATCTGTATCAACTGGCTGCTCTGCTGGCATCGCACCATCTGGCTTCGCTGCTAAACGTGCTGCAGTTGCATCAATCTCTGCTTCTAGTTTTTTATCAGCTAATGTATTCTTAGCGTCTACTTCTTTGTTTTGAATCTGGGCAGCCATGATGTCCTTAGCGCCTGAGTTTCCAATTAGTATTCCTGCAAGTGTTCCTGTAATAAATGTTGCAATGCTACCTAGAACATTAAAAAACATTTTGTCATTTTCTGACTGAGCTCCAATAGGTTGTGTTACAAACAACAGACCATAAATAATTCCAAGAGCTGTCAGAAACAGAATGCTTCCAAGAGTTACTCCTAGAATAAACTTTAAACGAGCATCTAGGTCTGCTGGCGTTAGTCTTTGTTTAGCCATTTGTTATTTCCTGTTCTGGTGTTGTAGGTGTAATTTTTATTACATCTTTTGTACAAGTCTGTGAGGCTTCACATACTGGAGGATTACATTCCTTAAGTTCCCAATTTACAGGATCTTGACAAGAATAGCGGTATCTATTTAAAGAGTCGCATCCAGTTAATGATAGCATTAATAGCCCAGATAAGGCAATAGTGATTAACTTCCTCATGTAACTATTATACCCTATTCCCCGTCTTTTCTTAAAGGTATGGTCAGTAGCCATATTGCAGTGGCAGCTAGTGTCGCTACCCCAACAACCTGCTGGGCTGAGCCCGTAAGGGTTAGCCATGCAATAAAGAAGCCTAGCAGGGTAAATACCTGAGCAATGCTTTCCTTGATAACTTCCCAAATATATTTAAATATAGCCTTGATTATTTTCATTATATCCTCCTTGTCATTGCTGCGGCAATAATATTTGATGCTATGATAACTGGTATTACTACTTCCTGAGCCTTTTCTCTCTGATCATCAGTCATATCTTTTCCCCACTCCGATGGGTTTAAAATTTTTTCAAAATCTATATCTGTTAAAGCCCCTATTGGATCTGCTAAAAATGCTTCCGTTTGAACCTCTGTTGTTGCATCTGCTAAAGTATAAGGCATATTTGCATCTCCAGCCTCTGCTGCTCTAGATTCAAACTCTACAAATGCTGTGGCTAACTCTGGATTACTTTTCATTGCTTCAGCAATTGCTGCAACATCTGAAGATTTAATTCCAAGGTTTTCTGCTACTTCTCCCTTAGCCTCGGCTGTTAAAGCAGTCAATGTTTGACTAATTGCAGAAATTTGTTCTTTAGATAACACAACTAATTTATTATCTTTGCTTGTTAGATTAGCTATAACTCCAGAAAGATCTTCTGAAGTTCCCTCCCCTTTTTCTGGTATTAGGGATGCTAATTCTTCATATTTAATTTCTACATTTTCAGTAGGTTCAGTGGTTGGCTCATCCGTAGGCTCTGTTGTTGGCTCTTCAGTAGGCTCAGGAGTGGGCTCTTCGGTAGGTTCTTGTGTAGGCTCGTCTGTAGGTTCAGGAGTGGGTTTATCTGTAGGTTCATCTGTAGGCTCAGGAGTTGGCTCTTCTGTGGGTTCTGTTGTCGGTTCTTCAGTAGGTTCAGTGGTTGGCTCATCCGTAGGTTCAGTAGTGGGTTCGTCTGTAGGTTCTGTTGTCGGTTCTTCAGTAGGTTCTGGACTTGGCTCTGGTGTTGGCTGATTTGCTGCAGCGTTAGCTGCGGCCTGAGCAATTGCAGCATTTAATTCTCTTTCTGATTGCTCCTCGTAGTAACGCCATGCGTTATTAATAGCATTGTTTAAATCTATAATGCTTTGATCATACTCTAAAATAGCATTTTCTTTGGCCTCTAATGCATTTATTGTATCTTGCTGAGCGTCCTCATATTGTTCTTGTTCTATTAATAAATTTTGATTATATGTAGCCAACAGATTTACAGCATTATTATATTCTAAAATTTTATTATTACGTATCTCTAATTTTGTATCATAGTCTTCTTGAGCATCCTCTTGTACTTGTTGTGCATTAGCTAGATTATCTAATTGCTGTTGTGTTGGCGCAGAGCCAGAAGAGAATGTATTTAAATTACAACTAAAGTTTTGACCCCATACTCTTGGATTTCCAGAATAGTCACAACCTGCACCAGTCATTCCCCCAGGAATTGTCCATCCAAGATGATAAGATCCTGGGCCTCCTCCGTTATACCACCATATTTCTACATTCAAAGTCTTGTCTTCGGTTACATCGTATGTTGGTGACCAGGCACTCCACCTTACTCCTTGCTCTACCCAGTTGTTAACAGCAAGCTGTCCATCAACATACATTCTAAATCCATCATCTGTATATCCTGCAAATGCTACTGTTGTAAACCATGATGGTACAGTTATCTGACCAGTAAATTTAACAATTAAATTTTCATATCTATTACTACATACTGGAAGTTGCATATAGTTTGAGTTCCACAGGCCAGAACAAATTTCAGCTCCAGGAACTGCTGAATTTCCACTTCTTAATAGTTCATATACAGTATATTGAAGTCCTTCTCCTCCTGCGCTATTTACAGCTGATTGAGCAGATTGAAGATTTGAGTTAGCTGTTGCTAAGTTTATACCAGATACATCTAGATCATCCTGTGCTTGGCTCTTATCAATTAATTTAGTTGCTACAAATTCTTCTTGAGTATCTACGGCATTCTGCTCAGCATTAACATCAGAAAGCTGTTTAGCCTCTTCTTCTACAGCATCATCGTATGCATTGGATAAATCATCTTTTCGTTGTTTCAGATCTACGGCTTCATCGTATTGCTCTTCAGCCTGCTCAATTAAATGTATAAAGTCATCCTGGTATCCCAAGTCTGATACTTTAGATCTTAAATCTTGTATTTCTTGAGCAGCTAAACTTAATGGATCATCACTATAGGCAGGAGTAAGAAATACCCATCCAAACATTAAAATGGTGGCTAATGATAATCTCCATGCTTTAGTCCTAGTCAACTATAACTCCTAAACAAATTTTTTGTTTATTTAGTTAATTATAGCATCAAATCATTTAGGATTATCTGTCTTGTAAAAACCGTTTCCTTTAAATTGAATTCCAAATGGAGTAAAATGTCTTATCATGTCTGACTCACATTCGATACACTTATAACCTGGATCATTTTCCGTAATTGACCTGTTTACTGTCATCACTGCATGTGCATCATCGTATGAGCATTTGTATTCGTATGCTGGCATTACTTACCGCTCTTTTTTCTCTTCTCTGCTAAGGCTACGAAATCTTTAACCTTAGTTTCGCCCATGTATCCCCAAGCATAACCATCTTCAATCATCTGCTCGTTAACAGACTTAGTGTTTCCATCAAGATAGACCCAGCCCAGAATGCGACCATACTTTTCAGAACTGTCTGGCTTTTCTGTTTTTACAACAATGTCTTTAGCGTCTTTAAACTTAAGCTTAAGATATTCTTTAGATTCTAAACCTAAAGTTTTTTCTAACTTATCTGTTGTTCTAGATTCTGGTGTATCTATACCAGCTAATCTAAGTCTTTGAGAATATGAAATACTAAATCCTAAATCAATGTCTACATCAATAGTATCCCCGTCCACTATTTTTGTAACCTGCTTAACTCTGTATTCAAACATGATTCCCCTTAAATTTTAATGAGCAGTTTCGGGACATACTCAGGTCCATCCTGCGGGTAGCGGCCCGCATATAATCTGCGACTCCCCAGTGACGGGGTGCAGACTACCATTATACTATTTATTTGATTTTGATGATCTTTGGCTTTTTATCTTCAGGAACAATGCGATCAATATTAATATGAAGCATTCCGTCCTTTAAAGATGCACTAGAGACTTCCATATATTCTCCGAGAGCAAATGAGCGTGTGAATTTACGAGCAGCAATTCCTTTATGTAAAACTTCTGCATCTGTAATTTCTGTAATTTCTCCAGATACCACAAGAGTTCCATTATCTACTGATAGATCAATGTCTTCCTTTGTGAATCCTGCTACTGCAAGAGACACTCTATATGTGTCTTCGTCTAGCTTTAATACATCGTATGGCGGGTATGATTGACGTGATGCAGCATTGTGCACATTAGCCATTCTTTCAATCTCACGATTAAAGCCAATAAAAAAAGGATCTCTAAAAAGATCCATAGCAAATTGTGTTACCATTTTATTCCTCCTTCAAGCGAATAAGTTAATTTATGAGCCCCTATTGGCGACTCAGTATAATTATATCAAATGTGCTCTTATGTGCAAACTGCACCCCTGATAGGATTCGAACCTACAACCAAGGCGGTAGAAACGCCGTACTCTTCCGTTGAGCTACAGAGGTAAATTTAATCGTTTGGTATGTCTGAAGTATCCATTTGGATTATTCCAAGTTCTTTTGCTTTCTTTTTTCCTTCATCTGTTAGTTCTATAACAGCCTCTAAATCTTCATTATAACTTACACTAACCAGACCCATATCATATAAAGATAGGAGTGACTCGTCTACATGCGCTTCATGTGCCGCCCATAAGTCTGGTGCAATTTCCTTTGCCAACTCAGTAACAGAATAAATAAATTCGCCTTCTTCTGATATTCCAGCAACCTCAACTGCGCCTATCTCAATATAATAATTTAACTTTTCATCTTCATCGTATTCCATTTGGTACCTTTCTGTGCAACAGGTAGGACTTGAACCTACGAATAACCGAATTATGAGTTCGGGGCCTTAACCAACTTGGCTACTGTTGCCAAGTACCTATTGTAACTTACCGTCTTCTTTTTTGTCAATACTTTCTTCAACAATTTGCTGTACATATTCTGAAAAATGTTTTCTAATATTGCCCATAGGCCTAGAGCCAGAAGACATCCATATCCTCTTATATTCAATTACATTTGAAAATGTAGTTGGGCACAAAGATACGCCGTTATATTCTTTCAAAACTGTTGGTAGTGGAACATGCTTTCCGCAGCACTTACACTCTTTTGCTTTTTCTTGGTATATGCTCATAGTATCATCATTCTTTCCATAGACTCTCTTAAATCTTCTGGCATTCTAGGTGCACGTATCATATTTTGAACGTATTCTTCTTCTTTACCTGACTGTGTATTAAAATCATTATCATAGCTCATTGATTCATATGTATGTATTTTAATTTCTTGATTTGTATCAAACTTACTTCTGCTTATTGAATTAAATATAGATCCACAAACTGCGTCTGCTAGGTCCTTGGAGCCCTTTCTTGGGTGATCTACTCTGTCTCTCATAATCTTTAGCTGCAATAACTCGTCTATTAAAAGCTTAATGTGAGGACCAGTAAGTCTTTCTTCTGCCACAACCATTGCCATGTCATCATAATGTTTCTTGGCAACAGATAGAATCTCTGTATTGATGCCGTATTGTTTTAGTTGTTGCATCATATCATGAGAGTTCCATCTGTCAAAAGTACATACACGAATTTTAAATCCTCGTGTCTTTAAGGAAAGAATATAGTCTTTAACCTCAGTAAAGTCTACTGACTTATCAGATGTTGGAGTCCAATATCTTACCGCATCAATTTCTACAACTGGTGCTGGCTGTGAGTACGTATCAGTTACCTTTACGTTAACCCACTTGTTTACATGAGCCATTGCGACTGCACAATGGTCATGCTTCTGAGCAAGGTCGACGTGAATGAAGTACTCTTTATCTGGATCTGGTATAAACCACTCTTCAAGTCTTCCAAAGTTATCTACTGCTAGGTGTGCTTTATTAAAAGCCTTCTCAATCTTTTCCCTTGATTTAAAAAATGCATCAATTGCTTCTGGTGGCATACATGCAAATCTGGATAATGCATCCGTCGGGTTTGTAAAAAATGCAACCTTAAAATCATCAATCTTTCTTACTGGATTTATTTCCCATGTAGGACGCTTAAGGGCAAAGACTCTGGGTATCTTATAGGATATGATATTATCCTCTTCCCATTCGACTGTAAACTCATTTCCTTCTGTCCCGTCTGGAAGCTCTTCATACATCTTAAATCTATGATCACGAATGATTGTTTGCTTTTCTGCAACAACTGCATCATATCTTTGCTGGATATAATCATTCTTATAACGTGGGAAAGAAAGCAAAATTACTTTACCAAAATCTGGAAAACGAGAGTCAACAGAGGCTCTGTACATGTCGTATATAGCTGCACCTGTTTTTGCCTGCTCATGCCCAGTAGTATTTTCAATAGCAAAACCTGAGATCTCATCAAGGATAACAACTATAACGTTATAACCTTCCCAAGCTTCACGCTCAGAGTGACCAGAGTGTACAGTTATAGCCTTATCAAATTTAATTTCAGAAGCCTTGTCTGTATACTTACCAGTAAACCATGGAGACTTCTCAATACGTGTTTTAAATCCTTTAAAGAAAACATTGCTAGCCTGTTGAGAGTTAATAGCAATATTAATAATATCAATTGAGTCTCCAGGCGGCTTACCATAGTAGGTTGCTGGATCTTTTAGGCATAGCAAAAGATATACAATATAAGCTACAGCGATTGTAGAGCAGTAATCTTTACCGCTGCCTTTACCTAATTGTGCCACAACCTCGTTTGCTGTTTGCTTAAATCTAACCTTACCCTCTTGTTCTCCAAAAAGTTTTATCAGTGTTGCCTCTTTATATATCTGAGAACTTTTTTCAATTAAAGTATACTGATGCTCTGAAAGTGGAGGTAGACCTAAGTAATTTGGATCGTTAACAAAAGTCCTTAAGTCTACTGGCTTTTCTTCAAACTCTTCGCCGTCAAGAATGTCAATAAGATCATCAAAACTAAATTCCACTTGCGTCCTCTATTACAACAGACTCAACTATTCCAGTAATTTGAGACAATCTTTTTGCTACCTCAAGCTTACACTTAGGGCATGTCGATGTAACCTCTTTTAATATCTTAACTAGAATCTCCTGCTTTCTTTCTGCCTCTGCAACCTGAGATGCAATTTCATTATTCTCAAGTACTCCTACTGACTGAAGCATTCCAATTCGTTTAGTTTCAATATCTGCAATTAATTTTAATGTTCCAGACTTAACATTTAGCTGACCCTGTGTATCGGCATCCTCAACCGTTTTCCAGGCTTCTTTGATAAGCATGGCATAATGTTGATCTGCACCAGAGATCGCTTCCCTAGCACGGTCTCTAAGGCTTGTATCGTTATGGATTACAGACTTCCACTCATCAATAAATTCAATTACTTCCTTACGTGTAAATCCAGTAAGCGTAGCAATTTGAGTGGGGGAATTACCCTTAAGTAATTCTTCTACCACTTTATTCATGCGGTCATAATGTATTGCTGGTTCTAGTTCAGACATGTATACATTATACTTCTAGTCAACTGAAATAGCAAGTTTCTTAGCTATTTTAAGCAGGATTAGATAACCAATCATGTCATCAATGTCATTATCTCCAGCAAAACCTTGACCATTTTTAATACGATTTATTTTATCATCAATACGAATTTTAATCTGTTCTTGATTATCCGCCTGAGAAAATATACGAATAGGGCTTAGCGCTGAATCCCCATACGATATATTTTTATTAATTAGCATCTCTGCTATTTCAAGACACTCTCTAATAATTTTATGTCCCGATGGTGCATCAGTTGCAATTAGCTGTAGATCTGTTATCCAAGCCTGATAACCGCCGTCTTTGTTTGGGTATTCCGCCATTATTCCATCTCCTTATATAACTGTTTAAGACCTTTTAGTGTTCCTATGTCCATATACTTTCCGCCTGGCTTTACAGCCCTAATATCTAGACTCATATCAATCCATTCCTGTATTTGTTTTCCTGGATGCTCTAAGTCTGGATCAATATATCTTACCAAATTTTTGCGGAATAGCATAGTACCCCACATATTTGGATATTCGCAATTATTTGTTTTATCCATAGAAGAAATAACCTTATCTCCAGATAACAGTACTTGGCCAACTCTTCCTTTTAATTCTTCACTACATTCCCACACCCCTAAAACAAGGTCCCCAGTTACCTTATTCATTTCTTTATAAATGTTATTTTGCGTTCCATGAATATATGTATCTGGCATTCCAATTAGAACAGTATCATTATAATCACCAACCATAAATTTTACAGCATCTGACATAGTTGATGGCTCACGAACAATTAGTTTAATATTCATATCCATGTTCTGAATAATTGGAACCCACTCAGCTCTTGTTGAAACTCTAACCTCATCACATACCTCTAGCATTTGTTCAACATGCCACTGCAAAAGAGATCTTTCATCAGAAATAGGTAAGCAGAACTTAGGTATTCCACCTACTCTTGAAGCCTTTCCTGATGCTGGTAAAATTCCTATTGTTGACATTACTTCTCCCATTCATGTGGATTAAATCCATCAGGGTAAGACTCGTTAACCATTGGATCTTTTTTCCATGCAATCCAGCCAGCCTCTCTATCGTCTCCCCAATACAAGTGAACTACATCTCTATCTAGCAACCTTCTAGCTTCTTCTCCGCTTAATATCTTTACGTTATTATTTTTTAACCAATCCATTTCCATAAGCTCTGGTGCCCAATCATTCAAATGCTCCTGATAGGGTTCAACGCCTAGCTCTTTATACAGGGCGTCAGTGAACATTTGAACGTCAGTATAGTAATGAACCATATGGTTATGTTTGATAATACCATCCGAACATCTTTCAATGCATAGGTCTATAGCTGCCTTCATTATTGGGCTACCAGCCTTTGCTGCAATTACTTGTGTTGCGAGCCACGGGGTGTCTCTTTCAATATCCAAAAGAACGTCGTCGTCGTCGCTTAACCAATCTGAAATCGGTGCCTTGCAGTGTGTATCCATGTCTGCATATACTCCACCGTGAATATAAAGAATTGCAAATCTCCATAGTCCAGCTTTCATAACCCCTAAAGGCAAATTAATATAAGTATTATATACTTCTTCTGAAAAGTTTTCTTTAAAAAAAGCTTCCCTGTCTGGTCCACTCATATACCCATGCTCCCAGTCTGGATTCATGTGCTTCCATGTGCCAACGCTTTCCTTTGCATAATCAGGAAGGTCATCATATGATGTTTCATAGGTTTGCCATATAGTTTTTTCGATGCTCATCTTTTTTTAATTAATCCAAACTGTTCTAAATATCTCTGTATGGTCATAGCAGAGACCCCGCATTCATTGCCTATTTCCGTGACTGTTTTCTTTTGAACAACATATCTTCTATATAGCCAATCCTTGCTCTGATATAGCTTCATCGTTCCGTCAAGACCTTATTTGCATAATGTGCAATTCCAAATGAATCTGCAACATCAAAGTCATCTAAACTTATTCCATACTTTGTATTAAAGTAATCAACAGTTCTTTGCTTTCTCATATTCCTAAGCTGATTTTTATACCAGGATTCTGCGTACCCTGGATTTTCAAATTTTATTTTATCCTTTTCAAATTTTGTTGGATTCTTATTGCCGATATAAGCCTGCCAAGCAGTCGGAGATATAGTTATAACATCTGCTCCAGTAGACATTAATTCTGCGATCACCACGCCATAAACATATGATAGTTTAATTACAGCATCTGGCGATCTAACCAATATGGCACCCTCTACAACTATATAATCAGACTTCAATTCATCAAGCATGGACGCCATCTTTTTTTTAGCATCGTAAATTTTATCATAGATATCAGAGCCAACTAAATTTACCTTACCCCACTTCAATGGCTTATCATTTTCCATCAAGCAGAAGGCAATTGAGTTTGTAGACGCATCTATGCCTAAAACCCTATGTGCTTTTGTTTTAACTAAATCAGCTAATTTCATCTAGCATCCCCAATAAATTATTTTTATTTTTCAAATTAATATTTTTTTCACATGTTGAGCAGTAGTTTGACTGGTTATATCTACTCAACTGTGATCCACATTTTTTACATGGCCTAAGAGCGCCATTCCTAATTGCTTTTTTTTCATAATACTTTTCCATAATCCTACGGTTTGTGGCAATACGGCAGCATTCATCTGTACAATATTTTTGATTATGAGTCTTTGGCTCAAAGTCTTTAGCGCACTCTTTGTTTCCACAAATCATATCTGTGGTACCTCAAATTTTTCAATCTGAACTGTTCCAAGAGGTGTGGTCTTTGAATAGCATTCTTTTTTTACTGGGCAATATGTGCAAGGCATCTTCGATTTAGTAGCACCTTCTGGTCTCATTGGGAGGTCTCCACTTTGAAAATTATCCCACACCTCACGCATCCACACAAAAGTATCTTCAATTATCTTGGTATTTTTTTCATTCATTGAAATTGGTATAATAAGAATCTCTTGAGTGTTTTTATTTTCATATAAAAAGAAACCTTCTTTAGCATTCTTAAGTTTCATATAGGTCAGTAGCTGAAGCATATGATTTGCAGAAGATTTCATTTCTGCCTGCCTAGCATCCCAAACTTCCTGCTTAGCAGTCTTAATTTCACCGATTACAGTCTCTCCATCATACTCCATAATTAAATCTATGAAGCCTCTAATTGGTGGATACTCATTAATAATTTCTTCTTCTTCAGCAACAAACTGTGGCATTGTGGCAATTAGCTTTTGTAGTCTTTCATGTGCCTGCGTTCCCTGTGCCATATTAGCCACAGCGACTGCATCATTATCATCAATAAACATTGCGCCACTAAAAGCCATATACCAATATCTTGGGCAAGTTCCATGACCGTATCCTAATGAGCTTGGGCTGAATGACTTCTTTGTCATCTCTCCGTCTGCACGTTTAGTGTTTCGATATGACTCATCAAGCAGGTTTGCAAACAACTCTGGATCAAAGTGTTTGCCTGTATGCTTTTTAAATTTAAGGTTTTTTACTATGTCTCTTCCCATTAAGAGTTATACCTAACTACATACTTCAAAGCATCTACTAGTTTATCTATAGATTCTTTTAGTGAGTAGTACACATTCTTCTTATTATTATTTGTTGTGCCAGCCTTATCCTTTGCTATAGTAGAATAGTATGATGCCATTACAGCAAACTTTGTTGACATTGCCTGCAACTCCATGATAAGCATTGGAGATTTAGCTGAAGGAACATCTGGATTCATTAATAGCTTTACTACAATAGCCAAAGCCTTATCAAGGTGATCGTCTCCCATGAACTCATGCAGGTCATTAAACTCTGTAATAGTACTAATCAGCTCAAGGGTATTCTTATCGTCTGGCATTTTTAATCCTCTTATCCCACTTATCTATGAACAGTCCCATAGCATATCCAATTACAAAACCTAAACATATTCCAAACAAAAATGATATCATGAAAATAACCTCTGTACTAATCCGTAACCCAGCCACAATCCAAAAATTCCCATCAGTCCAGCAAATACTGGTGGGGCTGGGACTGGAAGTTTAAATATACTAAATACAGCACCAACTCCCATTCCTGTAAGAGTAGTTAAAAATACTTCTTTAATCATGATTGTCCTCCCAAAACTGTATTAGCTCTTCTAATATAGTCCATTCAATGATACCTAATCTAACCTTAGAGTCTGTACCTATAATAATTTTTAATGCTGGATGCATATCCCTGCTTACTTTAAATGTATCAGTACATATTTTAGACCATACTGGCTTATTTAAAGTAAAAGATGAAGATGCTTCTTTGTAGTCTACAAGAAACTGGTTCCACTTGGCGTCACCCTTTTGATAATCACCACGACCACTATTCTTTTGAGCTTTAGCGCCATCTCTTTTTACCTCTGAGCGTTCTGACATCAGTTAACCTTATACTGATTATCATGTCCTTGTGGACACTTCCAGCTCATTGTTAATGTTGCTGGATCCCAAAAAGCTTCTTCTGCATCCAGCTTACACTTAGAGCATGGCTTAATTCCAGTTATTTTTTCAAGTTCCGCTTTGTGTAAAAGCTCTGGCTTATGAAAAAATTCATTAAGATCTGGCATTTATTTCTCCTACTAAGCTGTCTACAACATTTGGATTTTCCCTTAAATACGCTACAGCCTTTGCACGTCCTTGAAAACGTTCTCCATTTACTGTATACCATGCTCCACCCTTTTCTACTACCCCGCACATTTCTGCAACATCAAGCGTTTCACCGACACGATCTACACCAAGAGCTTCCCCTTGGTAGTAAAAGTCGTACTGTCCTGATAGATTTGGGGGACCGAGTTTGTTGTAATCAATAATCCAGTTAACTGGCCGTCCAACTCTTTGTTCAATGATCTTGTCGCCAACCTTAATCCCAGCCTTAATAGCATTCGCCTCAGCTTCAGACGACCAGAGTTTAATGACAGTGGAAGAAAAGAACTTGACTGCCATGCCACCTGTTGGG